CTGGCGGTCTAGAGCCACGAAGTCATCGGTACGTAATTCGGGGGGACTTAAACAAGACTCCAAACTCTGATTGCTCAAAGCTCAGGGTACATGAGTGTCCTTCCTATACACGCTCGCGCGCCTTCAGGCTCCATTCCATCCCTACCTAAGTAGAGCAGCTGGCCACGTTTACCCCATCCGAAGACGAGGAACCCACGTAGGTCCGGGTTTCTTGCACAATTTACTGGTAGCGTTTACATCCCGCATTTTCGTAAAGAATATTAGAGGGTCAAAGACCATAACATCCACCTGTCGGATTGCTCAAACAGTCTGGATTGACCAGGACGCTTTTCTCCTAAGAAAAGCCCGTAAAGATTGACAAATCGGTTCCGCCGCTAGCGGTACTGGACGTGACCTCGCACAGTGATGTGCACATTGGTCTCCTTCTCCAGCCCCGTCCCTGCAAGCCACAAGACAGCTCCAACGTTCGCCAGGTTCGTCCACTCCCCTGCGGAGGAAAGCTGTACGGTCCAAGGTTGGGCCGAAACATGCTTCTCGAAACCTGCCCTGAGGCGGATTTCGTCCACTGTGGGGGGTGTCCAAGCTTTAGGCAAGAACATTGCAACGATGTCGCCATCGTTCTCTCTCTTGTTGACCACCTGGATGGTGGCGGTGGCGGATGTAATGCGAAACTCATTATGCCCAACCCCGCGTGATTTGAGGAACGCGAGGGAGGCCGCCGTCATTTCCACTTTCGTGGAACCAACTGCCGTCGGGATGGCTCGATGAAGCGATCCCAGCTCAGGCATCTGCTGCCGTCGCTGCTGCCGCGGCCGACTGTTCTGCGTCGGACCGGGCGCTGCTGACTTCTTGCGGCGTGCCATTGTAGGTTTTATTTGCGTCCACAGCGAACGCATAACCTCGAGCGATGGTCAGGAACTCCTCTTTCCGGGGGTGGTGGCGGAGAACGAACTCCAGCTGTGCCAACTGAGCGACCAACTCAGCCCCGGGTTTGCCGGAAAAGAAGCGGAACAAAGTCCGCTCCCACGAGACAGGAACTGCAAGACCGTCCTCGCGCCACTCGTGAGAGCAGAACTCGGTACCAGCCAAGCGGTCCGTGACTTGCGACAGCGAACACTTGAACCCCAACTTCAGGTATTGTTCAAGCACTCCGGCAATGAATGCTTCAACACAATCGTCGCCCATAGCCACGAGGTCCTCCAACCACGATTCCTGAGGCTCTTCTCCTGTTGCCAGAGAACGTGCGACCAAACAAAGGATCACACGCATCCACGAGTTGGTGGATGAAGTGCAGTAAGAACCGGAGTTCTGGATTCCGTGGTCTCCCTGTGCGACGAGGCGTCCATCAGACAACGCATACGTACTAGCGCCAGTACAGTACGCACGAGCCTTCAACAACTCGTCGTAAAGACTGCCGGGTTCCGCACCTGCTGCGATTCTCCGACGCTCCGCATCAGCCCATAAAAGCCAGGGCTTCACGGACCAGTCCCAACCAGAAACGTCCGTCATGGCCATGCGACCGTTCTTCTCCAGAATCGACCTGAGTCGAGCAGCTACGAGATGTAGACTGTCGTCGTCAAGGCCAATGCCGGGTGCAACGGGAAGCTTGTACCACTGGGCTATTTCCAGGTTGTTCTGGGTGCCACAAAGCCAGCGCTCAATGATCTGGGTTCGAAGACTCACATTTGAAATGAGTCTAAGCCGACCTTCATCGAGCTTGGCGAGCGAATGGGGTTCGTTCTTGATGAACAACCTCACGGGGTCCCAAAGTCCAAAAGCGATAAGATCCTCAGCCGACAGCTGAGAAAATTCCGAGCCAAACACAACCAGAAAGACTACTTGTTCACAAACCATATCGACAAGAAGGTCGAAATGGCGAGTGAACACCTGCGAGTTCTTCGAACAGCCGAGCGTGGTGAAAGGAACGCCAGGATTGGCATCAGCTTTCACATCAGCGCTCTTCACGTTGACGAACGGGCGGAGGCAGCGGCGGACTTCTTCGAGGCGCGTGCAGCATTCCGCTGCGTACGCTCCGAGAGCCACTTTAGAGCGGTCTCCAGGTCGTCCTGATTGGATAGTATCGAAGATACCACCTTTCTCAAGGCCGGCGGGGCAGTGATCCCGGCGAGTGGGACCAAAAGCGCCAGCGACGCGCACAGCTCCTTGGAGAGCGCGTCCGAACCTGGTTTCGGGGAGGGGGTTGGTGTAGGGGTCGCAGGTGTACTCGGGGTCTCCGAAGATGTGCCTGCGGGCGTGGATCCCGAGGGAGAGCTCGATTCCTTGCCGCGTTGCTGTTGGCCAGCCCCTCCCTTGGATTTCCGGGATTTGCGCCTGGATTTCTTTGGGGGGGTTGCGGGGGGTTCGGGCGATGGGGTTTCCACGACCGGTGTGGGTGCCGACGACGTTGAGGGTGATGCCGTCGGGGCCACTGAAGGTCCCTTGGCGCGCGAATTCGTATCCTCCGAGTTTACCGCCCCAATGGGAGGGGGGGCGATCGGAAAAAGCGACTCGAACGGGCTCGAATCGAAATCGTAATCCTCGTCAGACCAACGGAAGCCAGTGAGGTTTTCGCCGCGCCAGTCATGCTGAGACTCTAGCCAATCGCCATAGGCGTTGTCGCGAGTGTCCATGTACCGTTCAGCACCTTCCTCATAGAACCGGATTCTGCGATCCTCCTCCTCGTCGGACTCGTAATCGTCGACATGGGCGTACGCATAGATGTTGAAATCACTTTCAGCACCTCTCTTTGGTTTAAAAGCCCAATCGAAGCTCTGGCCCACATTGTGGGGGGACCAGGCACCGACGTGGCCTTCGGGACGAACACCAAAACCCCGCACGTGCATGCCGATCACAGCGCCCGTCTCATTGACGATAGGGGCGCCGGACCAACCTTTCTCAGTCGAGGCGGTGTGCCTGAACTGGAAAGCCGAGCCGGATTTGGTGACCACACCATAGGAGCGGACCATGTCGCCAGAAGTTACGCCGACGACAGAAACGGAGGGGCCAAGGGGTGTCTTTGAAATCTTAGCGCTTTTGACGCCAAGAACCGAAAAGATATATGAAGGTACCTCGAGTACCACCACATCCAGGTCTTGCGAGTACTTCTTGACAATGATCTTCTCACGAAGTTCCTTGTCAATTACGACCTCCAAATCACCAAGCCCGATGCTCCAATCGGCACCACTCTCCATGAGAGTCTTGCCGACGTGGAACGCCGTGACGAGGGAATCAAAACCGAAATGTGAGGTCCTGAAACCAGAACCAACATTCTTGCCAGCGATCTTAAAGAACAACTGGCCCTTGACCGGGGACGAGGGAACGAAGACAGCGCCGGGCAGGAGGGCCTCCTTTCCGCGCGTTTGTCCAGGGGTACCGTAACTCAAGCACCCAAGATCTGAGCGCGAGACGCGGACCTGTCGTTCCGAACCGTTTACCAAGATGAGGAGATACGCGCCATTCACGTCGAAGCGCAACTCACCCTCCAACGCAACCTCCACCATAGATTTCGCACGCGTAGCGTGCATAACCTTCCGGCGAAGCTTGTGGTTCGCGTAGAGCGAACGAGCAGGGCGAGACAGCAACCAGACGACATGGACGAATCCCATCACCAGGACCTTTCCTCCGATATAGAGTCCGAAGACTCCGCGAGCGACCAAACGGCACCAAGGGATCATCACCTTCACCACACACACGTAGATCAACCCGAGGGCGATCACCGCGCGCATGGTAGCACGTTCAAAGTCGGCCTCAAAAGAGGCCGCCACCTGGGAGCCGTAAGTCGACTGCAGAGCAGACGACACCATACCGGAGCAAAGTACCAACAACCAGCTGATCAGAGACCAGACTGGTGTGCAAATTTGTGAAGCTACATTGGCAAACATTGCACTATTGTAG